TACATCAAAAAGGAACTTGTAACACACCCATATGTATTGAATGTAACGCTGATTGGCCATGTGCCACAATCAAAGCGTTAATTGGTGCAAAAGATGAATAAGAAAGTAACGCTACTGGATACACCTGCAGCACACTTCGATGCCGGATTCTGTAACGGGCTCATGATGCTAGGCACATGGATACGTGACCATGAAAAGACCACAGCACAAACCAAACGAATACTAGAAATGATTACGCAACTAGCAGAGGGAACAAATGAGAATTAACATGACCGCCGTGGGTAACCTGACCAAGGACCCAGAACTACGATTCACACCACAAGGCAAAGCAGTGTGTAACCTGGTCATTGCTTGTAGTGATCGTAAGTTTGATAAAGAAACAAACCAGTGGAGCGATGGCAATACTGTGTTCATTACTGGTACCGTATGGGGCAAACCTGCAGAGAATGTAGCTGATAGCCTACGAAAGGGCATGCAGGTCATTGCCACTGGTGTGCTACGTCAGCATGAGTTTGAGGACAAGCAGGGCGCACAACAGCGACGCCTCGAGCTTGAAATTGACTCAATCGGTGCAGGCCTAAACAACGCTGTAGCAACTGTGACTAAAATGAAGCGCACAGATGTAGCAGTTGTGAACCAGTCAGACCCTTGGGCACTAAACCTGCCAAAAAATGAAAGTGATGAAGTACCGTTCTAAAACCCTGTGTAAATGTCCGGGCGTGACTCAAACCGCTGGCCTGCTAACCAACAGGCTCAACCGCCGTCTGAGGGCGTATCTCAGGCATGGACGGACTAAACCATGCAACCCCATCCCACACAGAACGCAGGGAGAATGAAGCACTGTGATGCATAACCGAAGCACCATGCATTGCACTACAAGACAGTATTCATAGATGGCGTGCTTATCCGTAAGGATCCATACACCAGTACCGCTCACCCATGACGGACAGGAATTTGGCTGCTACTTGTAGCCATTCCCTGCCCACTAAGCCAATCAAGACAGGACTCAATACAGTGATACCAAAAGCAACACAAGACACAATCTGGGAACTACATAAGAAAATTAAACTGCAACAATTACAACTGAAAGCAGCAACAAACCTAATAGACGAACTACAAGAGCAACAGTTAAAGTGTTTCAGATGTCGTCAAGTTAATAGGAGTGATGATGGGAGTAAGAGCTAAAGGCTGGGCAAAGACACGACTGGCTATCCTGCAGCGTGACGGCTATGAATGTCATTACTGCGGCGATGTGGCAACAGAAGTAGATCATGTCATACCTAGGGTCAATGGTGGTACTGAGGACCCGGACAACCTAGTGGCCTCATGCATGAAGTGCAATCGAAGCAAAGGAAAGCGCATGGCACCTCGTAGACGCTTTTTTGTGGTGACGAGTGGACACCCGCCCGCAGGCGGGATTATTCCCCCGATGAGAAAATTGGGACCACCTGAAAAGGAATTTGACTGTGAATGACCTAAGTATCCTCGGAAACGTAAAGATTGCACTGGCCAATAATGGTAGTTCTCTGAGCAGCCTCGATGCTGGTGCTGTTGCTACTTTGTGCCGTCTCAGTGTGTTGTTGGATGCAAAGTTCGATACCGGTGACACGGCTGACCTTGCACAGTTACTTGCACGACACGCCAATTTAATGGATGCATTGTTACTAACCCCTAAGAGTCGTAATGCAGGCTCGTCCCCAGTAGTTCAGGAAACAGATCATGGCAAAGAATTCTCCGAAACGTATCTACGGCTCATCAAGTCCCCGGTTGCAGTCAAGCCCCGTAAAAGGTCGGTCCCTCGGGCCACTGGTGGCGCAGCTGGCGGAAAGCGTGGGGATGCCGTTGATGGAGTGGCAGAAACACGTAATGGACCAAGCCCTAGTAGTAGGCCGGGACGGAAAGTGGATTAGGACAACATGTGGTGTTTTGGTTGCAAGGCAGAACGGCAAGACACATTTGATGAGAATGAGGATTCTAGCCGGGCTATTTATATTTGGCGAGGCTCAAGCCTATGGGATGGCTCAGAACCGCCGTTTGTCACTGGACACCTTGTGGAAAGTTGTGGACATTATCGAATCGACACCTTGGATGAAGCGACGTATAAAGCGAGTAAGTCGCACTAATGGAAACGAAGGTATCGAGATATGGTGCGAGCACTTTCCAAGTGAGTGCCCCAAGGGATGTGTCAGGGTTCGTCGCTATCACATTCTTGCTGCCACCGCTGATGGTGCTCGTGGTGCCTCTGCTGATTTGCTTTACATTGATGAGTTACGTGAAATCGGGGAACCTGTCTGGGCCGCAGCTGCGCCAACGACTCGTGCAAGGCCGAACGCTCAAACTTGGGTCACCTCGAACGCTGGGACCGCAGACTCAACTGTGCTTAATGATTTACGATCCAGAGCGATTGGTGACAAGTCACCTAGATTGGGCTGGTGGGAATGGTCCGCAGAGCCTCATTGCAAAATTACTGACGTCACTGCTTGGCAGGCAGCAAATCCTGCACTTGGTTACACGGTTCAGATTGAATCGCTTGAGGATTCGGTTGCACGTGACAACCCGGACAATGTGAGGACTGAGTTACTGTGCCAGTGGGTCGATGCGTTAGACAGCCCGTGGAATCTGACCAACTGGGACGCTGGATTAGACCGCACTCTTGTGATGGATCCAGAGTTGCCAACATTTATGGCCTTTGACCTTGACTTCAATCGGACATCTTGTTTCCTAGTATCTGCACAGGTCTGTGATGACGGTATACGGGTGTTTAGCCATTCGTGGGAGCGTGACGAACCGTTGAATGAACTAGAACTAGCGTCAGAAATTGCGTCTGTCGTGAGGCGTTATAAGACTCGTAGTGTTGCTTATGATCCTCGAGCTGGGGAGCATGTTGCAGCGCATTTGAAGCGTGCAGGTGTGCACACCGACCCAACGCCTTGGAGTGGGACAGTGTTTCCTACCCTTTGTGATATCACCATGAGTGCGATGCAGGCCAAACGCTTGCACCATGTGGGCCAGCCTGAACTGAAAGCGCAATTGGCGGCATGTTCGAGGCGTCCAGCATCGGACGGTGGCTGGCGTATTGCTCGTAAGACCTCAGGTTCGATTCCTGCAGCTGTGGCTATGGTGATGGCTGTGGGTCATGCTGAGATGCCTAAAACTGTCATAACTATTGCGGTATGATGACACTATGGCTTTAGACCCCGGCACATATAAGACCACTATTTGGTGTGGTGCTACTTGGGAGCGCACATTTACGTGGCGAGTTGATGGAACATTGGTAAACTGGACTGGCTACACAGCCAAGTTACAGGTCAAGCAGTATCTCAATGATGCGTCGGTTTTAACACTTACCTCGGGTAGCGGCATTACGTTAGGGGGAAGCGCAGGGACCATTGCTGTAGTAATGAGCTCGGCGCTAACTGGTGCCGTTACCCCAGGTGAATATTTGTATGACCTTGAAGTAACTAATGGCACTAGCACTTATCGTGTGCTCGAGGGCAAATTTACGTTCGATGGACAGGTGACAATCTGATGGCAACCACTATTACTGTTGTTGAGGAAGATGTTGTTATTCAAGTAGCGACATCTGGCCTGCAGGGTGCAGCTGGTGCCAAGGGTGACACTGGCACTACTGGTGCAACAGGCAACGGTATTTCCAGCATTGCACGTACGTCTGGTACTGGTGCTGCAGGAACTACAGATACTTACACGATCACTTACACCTCGGGTGCAACGACTACATTTAATGTGGTTAATGGAGCTAATGGTGCTGCAGGGCGTGGCATTTCTAGCATTGCACGTACGTCTGGTACGGGTGCTGCAGGCACGACAGATACTTACACCATTACCTACACCAGTGGCTCACCATCAACTTTTACTGTTGTTAATGGCGCAAATGGCACTAATGGAACTGACGGCACTGATGGAACTAATGGCACTAATGGTGCTGTAGGCCCAGCAGGAAAAAACGGTGTACAAGTAGCCAAGACACGATCTGCAGACTGGATTGCATTGCAATATACAGATGCAAGTCCTGCAGCAGCTCGAACGCAAGGCCGTGAATACTGCCAGCCAATTTCATTTCCATACGATATTTCACTATCTGCCATTGCTGTTTATGTTGTTACTGCAGGAAGCACTAATGCTGCTATCCGTTTGGGTATTCGAGCAGACGACAATGGTCGTCCGGGTACGCTTTTGCAAGATTGTGGTGCAATTGCTAGTACAACATCAGCTGCCTTTGTAACTGGCACTATTTCTCAAACTTTGACTGCTGGTGTTACTTATTGGTTGTCAGCAATGCCTACAGGTAGTCCGGTAACAGGATCAATAACTCGTTATCCGTCGCAGTGGTTTCCGGGAACATGTGGTTTAACGACACAAAGTCGTCAGGCAATCATTGGGTACTATCAAGATGTGACAAATGGTTCAACATCAACTACAGGATTACCAAGTGCGTTTACTCGTGCAGGTGATCTTACAATTAATGCTGGTGATGGCTATGCTTGGACAGTCAAGGTTGCCTAAAGGCCTGCCGTACTGGATGCCCTACACAGGACTGTGACTCGTATGCAGATTGCTGCAAGTCAATTAGTGTGGATAAGACCTCACTCAAGGTCAAGTAGTCGAACAAATGTTCTATGCTGATGCTAATATAAACATGTGGGAATACTTAACGCAATGAGGCTTAAAGCCGTTGATGTTGTAGACAAGTATGTACCGACTGTCACAGCTGCAGTCCTGCCATACACTCCACCAAACTACGGGTCTATAGGTATTCCATTTGGCACTAATGGCTCCATCTTTGTGTCACGTGAGTCTGCCATGTCAGTCCCGGCAGTTGCTCGAGCACGTAACATTCTGTGTGGAACAATTGGAACAATTCCGCTGTGTGAATATAACACCCAAGACCAAAAAATAACGGTCCGTAAGGTTATTGAACAGCCAGACCCAGCAGTTACACGATCAGTAACATATACGTGGCTCGCTGAGGACATTTTGTTTTATGGTGTGGGCTATTTGCAAGTGTTGGATGTTTCGCCAGCTGATGGGCGTCCTTACAAGATGCGCCGGGTCAATCCAACTCGAGTAATTTACAACCTTAACCAAGACCGTTCACTCATCACTTCATACAGTCTCGATGGTAACCCACTACCTAATGATGGTGTGGGCTCACTGATTGTGTTCCAAGGCTGGGATGA